TTAAAATGTATCTACCTAAAGCATCAACGTTAAAACAGGTATTAGGAACATGAAAGAACAACAAGCAGATACCGTAGTAACTCGAGAAAAGTATCCTTTTACTAATTCGTCTAAAGGAGAACAAGCCGCACGTGCCGCAGGTAAAGTTATAGTGGATCAACTGGCTGAATCTAATGTTTTAAATTCTTTTAGGTCAGCAACTTATAATTTTACATTAGCTGGATTGAAAAAGGGATATTTGTCCGATCCTAAAAAATATAGAGAAAGCGAATTAGAGTTAGTTATTTTAAAATCCGGAGGCAAAGGTGGGGGATCAATAACTGCTTCTGCTGGTAATGGTGTATCTGCTGCTCCACAAAGCGGCGGCAAAGGTACACCCGGATATATTGATCCTAGACGATCTGATATATCAGAAGATGCCAAAAAACAGCCTCTGAGAAATTTTGAGAATGAGCTAGCTGACGGTTTTAATAAAAATAGTCCAGGTCAATACGATATGTTTATTGAAGATATAAGCATTGATACTATTATGGCATTTACTGAAGAGGGTGGTACTACATTACCTACACAAATTAAATTTGAAGTTATTGAACCTTATAGTATTAACGGTTTCATCGAAGCATTACACGTTGCATCAATATCTGCAGGATACTCTTCATATTTGCAAGCTAGCTTTGTTTTAAAACTGGATTTTTGGGGGTATCCTGACCAAGGTGATTTTCCTGATCCTATAAAAGTTCCCAAAGCAACTAGATATTTTCCTATAGGCCTTACTGGAATTGATGTTGACATAACTGAAAAAGGTACAAGATATCGTTGTACTGCGGTTCCATATAATGAACGATCTTTTGGCGAACCAAACGTACTCAAAAAACCTATACAGATGTCCGGTGTCACTGTCGAGAAAATTTTAAAAAATCTTATGGGAAATATAAATGATCAAATGGCTCTGGTAACAAGTGAGGATGACACCCGTACTTTTACAGATAACCACAATATCTATTATGTTAAATTTCCTCAATGGGTAGAGGGAGGGGGCTTTGTGGGTCCGGACCCAAATCAAATTGGATTATCAAAATTCTCAGCGATTCTACAAGATAATGCGTTATATAAAATGGTCGATCCTGCCACCACTGAAAAAGCCACAGCATATCATTCTCCGGGCCCGGTCCCCCCGACTGAGAGTCAGCAAACTAAAGAGCCTGAAGCACTCAAGTATGTTCCTTACAAAACTGTAGTACAATTTCCTGAAGGCTCAAACATACATGAAATAGTTTCATCAGTTATTCGTGATAGTGACTACTCGAGAAACATTTTACGTGATGTAGCAAATAGTATAGATCCATATGGTATGTTAGACTATTTCATAGTTAAATTAGAAACAGAAAATCGAGAGGTATATGATGAAAAAAGTAAAAAACCTTATCAAATTTATACATACGTAGTTACACCGTATAAAGTTCACTATACTAAAATTCCAGGATATGGTCAATCACAAATTGATGGTACTAAATTAAAAAAATTAAGCCTTCGCCAATACAATTATATCTATACAGGCAAAAATGTAGATATAATAAATTTTAAATTAAATTTTAACACATTGTTTTTTGAAGCGATACCGGCAGCCATGGGTAATAAAGAAGCTCCGTCTGCAAAAAATGCTGCCGCACCTGACAATAGTGTTCACGTTAAACAAAAATCTGTAGCCCAAGACTCTACTAGAACTCAACAGGTACCCACACCTCCTTCAAAATATGAACCCACCGGTGTTCAACAAACGGGTGGTAATTCCGGACAGCCTAAAACTGATCCATATTCTGAAGTAGCTAAGAAAATGCATGATGCTATAATTGATTCTAAAGCTAGTATGATTACAGGTGAAATAGAAATATTAGGAGATCCGTTTTTTTTAGCTACTGGTGGTATAGGCAATTATGTAACAACACCTGATGGCCGAGGAAAAACTACAGAGGGTGAAGCTGATCATGTATATGGACAAGTGTTAATTACTGTAAATTTTCAAAATCCCATTGATATAAATCCTAGTACAGGGATGATGAGATTTGATCCAAAACTTGTCCCATTTAGCGGAGTTTATTCCGTTCAAAAAGCATCTAGTACATTTAAGAACGGCGATTTTAAACAAAAATTAGAGATTATGCGTATACCGGGACAAATATTAGATTTAGATATTACACCTACTGATCCTAATGATTTAACTATAGTTAAACCTAATCCTAAAAATGAAGTAGTTCCAGATGTTACTAGGGCAGAAGCGCCTAGTCAACGAATTGACTCGTCAACAGTAATGGAGCAATTAGATAGAGGTTTGCCTAGTTCCGGCCTTCCGGGTGAAGCAAGCAATTTTACAAATGCAACTGGCGGACTTGGCGGCGCAGGAGACGGATTGATTGTAGAAACTCCCGGAGCAACTATGATGGCTAGTGATTTGTCTTCAGGAGCGTTTGATATTGGTAATCCGTTACCGACTGATGTAGCATCTAATATACGGTTAAGCTCAGCAGGTCTTACTGATATTACACAAACTAATCTTGGATCAGGTGCGTCATTGGCGGCAGCAACAAATATTATTTATGGAAATAATCCTTCACAGTTTTCAGTAAGTAGTTTAGCTAATTCTATTAATGCTGATAACATTACAAATTCTCTTAACATATCAAATATAGGATCTGGTATAGGTGAAGGGGCATCTCTTAAATTACCTGCTACAATAACAGACCCAACTGGATTAGATATTAAATCTAGATCAAATATTGATGCAATTAAATTAAATTCAAATTCAATTACCAGTTCAGTAAGTTCAAATAATGAATTAGGAACTTCTGCAATTGGAGCAGTAAACGGGTTAGGAGGTAATGTTGGATCATTAGTAGGCGGCGTAAAAGATAAAATTGCCACGTTTGGCGGCTCATCGTCTGATCCTAATGCAATTGGTGCTCGATTAGGATTAGATGTTTCTAAATTATCAGGATTGGGCAGCGGCCTACAAAGCAAAGTTCTCAAACAGTTGGGAGATATAGGAAAAAATATACCAGAAGGTGTTAATTTAAAACAAGCCGCTGATGCTGGTATAGTTCTAGATTATATTCCTCCTAGTAAAATGAAAAATATTCCACCAAGTCCTCCATATACAACTGCTCCGGCAGTAAAACCTGACATGACATATGTTAACGCAGTTACTGCCAAGAGTGGTTCTGTTGGGTTAGCAAATTTATATGGAGTTACTAATGTTAAAAATATACCAGGAAGTTTATTACCACCTGATTTAGTTAATTCAGCATTGTCAGCAGCACCGTCATATCAGACAAATCCTCTTTCGAATTTAACTGGAAACTTTAATCCAGTTGATTTATCATCTATTAATAATAAAATAGCAAGTGCTAAATCTCAAATTTCAAATTTAACTGGAAAAATACCAATTCCTGATCAAGGGGTAGCAGGAACAATAAGTTCAAAATTCGGAAGTGCATCCAATGGATCAAGCCCATTGGATAAATTAATTAGTACAATAAAAAATAAAGTATAGCATGACAGAAGAAACTAGAAAACGAGCGCCGTTACCATCACCTGGCCCATTCTTAGCAGAAATTACCAATCATCTTGACCCAACATATATGGGCGGATTGGAAGTTGCTATAATTAAAGGATTGCCCGGCTCTACTAAAATACAAGGCGAAACTTATCCTGTTCGTTACCTAAGTCCATTTGCAGGTAATACATCAATTAGATACGAGGGAACAAACAGCAGCGATTTTAATGATGTACAAAAAAGTTATGGATTTTGGGCAATACCTCCTGATATAGGATCTACGGTCATGGTCATATTCATTGATGGTGATCCTAATCAAGGATACTGGATAGGATGTGTAAATGATGTATTTCAAAATCATATGGTACCGGGTATTGCCGCTAGTAAACTTGTAGACATGACTGCTGAACAACGTAGAAAATATGGAACTGATTTTCTACCTGTTGCTGAATATCATAAGAAATCTAAAAAAATGGAAAATCCTAATCCTGAAAGATTTCTAAAACCTGTTCATCCTTTTGCTGATAGACTAGTAGAGCAGGGACTACTATTAGATACAGTGCGCGGCGTGACAACATCTGGTGCAAGGCGCGAATTACCTAGTCACGTATTTGGTATTTCAACTCCTGGTCCATTAGATCTCAGCGCCGGCGCAAGAAAAGGTAAGTTAGGTTACGACGGAAATGTACAAGCACCTGTTAGTAGATTAGGGGGTAGTACGTTTATTATGGACGATGGAGATATTAACGGTCAAAATGAACTTGTTCGATTACGAACTCGTACTGGACATCAAATATTAATGCATAATAGTCAAGATTTAATTTACATAGGTAATAGCAAAGGTACTACTTGGATTGAATTAACTTCGAATGGAAAAATTGATATATTTGCAACTGACAGTGTTAGTATTCATTCTGAAAACGATTTTAATTTTAGAGCTGGTAGGGATATTAATTTTGAAGCCATGCGTAATATAAATGTACGTGCTGGTAATAACATGGAAACAAATATTACAGGATATAATTATCTTGTAGTTGATGGGGATCAAAAAATTGCTATTAGAGGAGCTCACGACGAGGTCATTGGTGGAATTACTAAAGTTTCAGTAGCCGCAGGATATAATCTTAATGTTTCAGATGACATTAAAATGTCTGCAGGAGGAACATTTAATGCAGGTGCCGAAGGCAATATTAACTTAGGTACAGCAGCAAAATTAAACCTTGGCGCTAATGGTAATATTGTAGCATCCGGAGCTGAAATACATTTAAATGGACCCGCCGCCGCAGCCCCTGGTCAAGCAGAAGCAGCAGATATTCCTCCTAAACTTACTATTTTTAGTTTGCCTGACAAACAAGTTCCATATGGTTGGAGTGATTCTAAGTTTTATAATTCGGGAACAATTAAAACTATTATGCAACGTGTGCCAACACACGAACCGTGGCCCCAGCATGAAAATATTGATCCTCCTAAATTTTCACCAGCAGCCACTGATGTCACGTTAGCAGACACGCCCGCCAAGCCGCCTACTCCTGGAGATCCAGGATCTCCTCCTAGTCCTAGAGTTGCTGCTGGCGTTCCTCCTAATCCTGCTGCTGGCAAACAACCACCCGCTAACAAAGAAGAAGTTGTTCCTGGAACATGTACATCTGATTATGGTAAAGCAATTAACTCTTCCTCAGCACAAACGGGCATTGCAGCAATTAAAGCAGCTTGTGCTAAATTTGGATTAACAAGTCCAGGTGCAGTGGCAGCATTATTGGGTATTGCTGGTGGGGAATGTGGATGGAAATTAGTAGAAGAAGGATTTAATTATCCAGCGAACCGATTATTAGAGGTATTTCCTAGTGTATTTAAAGGCGACCAAGCACTTGCTCAAAAATATGCAGGTAATCCCAATAATAGCTTACCTGAATTTTTATATGGCCATACAACTGCTAAAGGTAAAGGTCTAGGAAATACACAACCAGGCGACGGCGCCAATTTTATAGGGCGGGGATATATTCAATTAACTGGAAGAAGTAATTATACCAAGTATGGTAATCTAGCAGGAAGAGATTTAGTAAATAATCCTAAATTGTTAAATGACCCAACTGTTGCAGCTGAAGTAAGTGTAAAATATATGCTTGATAGATGCAAAGTTGATCAAAATGATCCGGGGTATGTTGAAAAGGCCATACATGCAGTTGGATTTTGTGTCCCCGATATATACGCTAGAAAGAAGGGATATTATGAATGCTTCCTTGGACAATTAAAAGGTAAAACAGTGGGTACAGGATCGGGCGGAATTCTAGTTGATGGAAGCGGTAACCCTGTAAAGACTGGTTCCGGAGGATAATAAATACATCATGCCTTATAAGAATCTAGAAATTAATGTAAGTAATTACAGAAATCAACATACTGATGTATTAACACATTTTTATAAAGGATTTAGTACAGCTGATCCTAATAATAGAGGGTCTAAACTCTATGATTTTTTTATAATCAAACAAGATTTGTTAAATCATTTTAATACTCGAAAAGGCCAACGTTTAATGAATCCTAAATTTGGTACCATTATATGGGATACATTAATGGAGCCGTTGACTACAGATATTAAAAATTTATTAACTAAAGATATTCAAGAAATTTGTAATTCGGATATTAGGGTATATCCTACCCAAATTCAAGTAAATGAATTTGAGAGAGGATTCTTAATTGAAATTAGTCTTGTGATGAGAGAAACTAATGAATCATCTAATTTAAAATTAATATTTGATCAAAAAACTGGGTTAACGGTACAATAATATATATGGTTAATTATTTCAATAAATATGGTATCAATAATAAATTATGATTCCTTCAACTAACACAAAACTATTAGTCGGCCAAGATTGGACAAAAATCTATCAATCATTCCGTAACGCTGATTTTAAAAGCTATGATTTTGAAACATTAAAACGTACTATGATATCTTACCTTCAGGAAAATTATCCTGAAGATTTTAATGATTTTATTGATAGTAGTGAGTATATTGCATTAATTGATCTTATTGCATATCTAGGACAAAATTTAAGTTTTCGTATCGATTTAAATGCTCGTGAAAACTTTTTAGAAACAGCGCAGCGCCGCGATAGTATTTTACGTCTTGCACAATTAATCAGTTACCGCCCAAAAAGAAATGTTCCATCAACTGGATTTTTAAAAATCACAGCACTAGCAACTACTGATAGTGTAATTGATTCAAATGGTACTAATTTAGCTAATACTACAATTGGATGGAATGATGCTACTAATTCTAATTGGTATCAACAATTTATCAATATTATAAATTCATCAATGAGTTCTAATTTTGGGCAACCTGCAGATAGAAAAACATTAAACGGTATTTTAACAGAACAATATTATTTTAATAATGTAACAACAGATGTACCGTTATTTGTTTATAATAAAAATATTGACGGCGTGTCTATGGGATTTGAAATAACTCCTTGCACATTTAATAATAACAATTATATATACGAAGCATCTCCCAAGCCTGGCAATCCATTTGGGTTTGTTTATAAAAATGATAATCAAGGAGCCGGAAGTGCCGACTCGGGATTTTTTACCATGTTTAAACAGGGTACTATGAGTCTAGTTTCATTCTCGTTAGACAACCCGGTTCCTAATGAAATAGTAGGAATTAATACACCTGATATTAATGACACTGATGTATGGTTATGGCAATTAGATAAAAATGGTAAGTATTCAACCTTATGGACAGATGTTCCTGCAATAAACAATAATAGTAATGTTATATATAACAGTCTTAATAAAAATCTAAGAACCATTTATTCAATTAGTCCTAGAGAAAATGATCAAATAGATTTAAATTTTGCAGATGGTGTATTTGGTGATTTACCCAAGGGTAGTTTTAAATTATTTTATAGACAAAGTAATGGTAAAGTATATGTAATTAAACCTGCACAAATGAGCGGAGTTCTTGTTGAAATCCCATATATTAATTCTATTGGGCAAACTCATAGTTTACAAGTAACCCTTAGTTTACAATATACTATTAATAATAGTGCAGGCCAAGAAAGTAATGCTAGTATACAAACTAAAGCACCGCAGAATTATTATTTGCAAAATAGAATGATTACTGGAGAAGATTACAATATTGCTCCATTAAGTGCCGGTACTGATATATTAAAAATAAAAAGCGTTAACAGAGTTAGCAGTGGCCTAAGCAAATATTTTGATTTATCAGACGTATCGGGCAATTATAGTAAAACTAATATATTTGCTGCAGATGGTATTTTATATCAAGAAGCATCAGAATCAAATTTTGAATTTGAGTTTACTAGTAAGAATCAAGTTTTTTCAGTAATCAAAAATAGACTAGCTCCTATAATAACATCGCCAAGCATACGGTCTTTTTATTTTAATAATTATAGTAATCCATTATTAGCGTCCTTACAGTTGTCATGGGTAGAAACTAATAAAACACCAGGACAAAGTAGAGGCTATTTTAAAAATTCGTCAAACCCAGTATCAATTGGCAATTACTCTGGTAATAATTCAAAATATTTGTTGCCTGGAGCATTGGTTAAATTTATTCCACCGTCAGGAAAATATTTTAATCAAAGTAATAATTTAATAGCAATTCCTGCATCGGGTATAGTTCCAGATGGCGGTAAAGATTATCTATGGACTACTGTTTATCAAATTATCGGCGACGGTAGTAATGGAGGTAATGGAACATTGGATGACGGTACTGGTCCTGTAATTTTTGCATCACGCATTCCGTCTACTGCAATTCCCGTAGAAATTCTTCCAAGATTTATTCATATATTAACTTCCTCAATAGAAACTGAAATTGCTAATTTATGTATGGGACACCGAAATTTTGGTTTAACTATAGCGGCTGGATCTAGACAATGGGAAATAATTTTAAATTCTAATTTAAATCTTATTAATGAGTTTAGTTTGGATTCTCAAGGCAATGTAAACGATTCAGGATTAGATAGTAGTTGGATAATTGCATTTATTTGGACAGGCAAAAATTATAAAGTTCGCTATAGAAATTTAGATTTTATATTTGAAAGCTCATCAGAAACATCTTTCTATACAGATAGTAGTTCTATAAATTATGATTTTTCTACTAATAGTATTGTTAAAGATAAAATAGTGATTCTCGGAACCAATCCGCAACCTCAATCAAATAGAGCCTGGCTAAGTGGCGCAGGCGCTCCTACTGCTGCAACTTTAGCAAATAATGGTGATTATTATATTAATACTAATGCAAAAATAAACAATGTTTATAGAAAAATTGCAAATGTTTGGTTACAAGGGAATAATTTTTCTAGTAATATTGGATCAGATTATGAATGGCAAATAGACGGTCCAGTAATTGAAGCAGATGGATATATAGAACCTAAAAAAGTAAAAATAAGTTTTTATAATTATAACAACACGGGACAAATAGAAAATCCTGATTCATTTATTAGTATTGTCAATCCTGAGTATATTGATCCTGTTACTAATGTTAAAAATAGTTTTGTTTATTTTAAAAAAACAACAGACGGATTAAGATATAATTTAGTTAATAATATGAACATAACACCTTTTGATACAGAGTCTGATTTCTTTACTTATAAGGCAGCCTCTGCAGATAATTCAAATGCAGTTAAAGATGCAGATTTATTTTATTTTTATAATCCTTCATTGAATATAATTAAATATTGGTCAGAAACAGTACAGCAATTAATATATACTAATCAATATTTTGCTCGAGTAGGCCGTAGCAATTTAAATTTCCAATATGTTCATAATAGTGGTTCTAATCGTAGGGTAGACCCCAGCAAATCAAATATTATGGATATCTATGTATTAACTACAGGATACGATAATTCGATTAGAAGCTGGTTGTTGGGTAATATTCCTGAGGAGCCGTTAACACCGACTAGCTATGACTTAGAACAAAATTACTCAAATTATTTAGAACCAATAAAAGCTATTAGTGATGAAATTATTTTTCATTCTGTAAAATACAAGATATTATTTGGATCTAATGCCCCTACTAGCTTACAGGCTAAATTTAAGGCGGTAAAAAATTCACAAATACCCACTACTGATAATGATTTAAAAACTAGAATACTAACTGCAATAAATGAATTTTTTGTACTTGAAAATTGGGAATTTGGCCAATCATTTTATTTTAGTGAATTATCAACTTATGTAATGAATATGATGTCACCTGATATAACTAATTTTATTATTACTCCTAAAAACGTTGGTAGCTTTGGTAGCTTATACGAAATTGCATGTATGTCCAATGAACTTTTTATCAGTAGTGCAAAAGTTGCAGACATTGAAATAATCGATGCTATTACAGCATCACAACTAAATTCAGTATCAACAATTGTAACATCTAGCGGAACTTAATATGTCAGACATTAAAAAATCAGTAAATTTATTACCAGAATTTTTGCGGTCAGATAAAAATTCTAAATTTTTAGCTAGTACAATTGATCAATTAATCCAAACACCCCAAGTTGAACGTGTGGACGGCTTTGTGGGATCTAAATTAACACCTACTTATAATCCCTTAACTGATTCCTATCTAACTGAAACTTCAGAATTACGAAACAGATATACTCTTGAACCTGCATTGGTTCTTAAAGATTCAACTAATAACATCACTGATATAATTGCATATGATGATTTAATTAATGAGTTAAAAAATCGAGGAGGTGTAACAGATAATCTTGATAAACTATTTAGATCTAAAACATATTCTTTTGACCCTTTAATTGATTGGGATAAACTTGTTAATTTTACTGATTATTGTTGGCTACCTACTGGACCGATAGCTATTCAATTTCCAGAAGATAAATCAGTGGGCTTTACTATTGATAGTAAAATAGTAGGTCAGCCGTCATATACTATGAGCAATGGATATGCATTGAGCAATGGAATGAAAATTTTATTTTCAGCCAACGCTGAATTAAAATATCGAAATAAAGAATATATTGTAGAGGGAGTAGGAAATTCAATTGTTTTAGTTGAATTTGAATCTTTATCTTTTTACGGCTCTATATCTACAGTATTAAACGAAACTTATGACACTACCACGTTTGATACGTATTCTTTTGATGCAGATCGTCCTCTTCCTTTAACTCCTGAATATATTACTATTAATAAAGCTAGTAATGATGCAAATCCTTGGTCACAATATAATAGATGGTTTCATAAAGATGTTATTAAAATCTCAAATGAAATAAACAATATACCTAATATAATTCCTCTTCAGGCAAAAGCAAAACGTCCTATTATTGAATTTAGAGCAAATTTAAAATTACATAATTTTGGATCGACAGGAATTCAAAATATTGATTTAATCGATACTTCTACTACTGATGCATTTGCTCATGTACATAATTTGTATGGATATTATATTGACGGTGTTAAACTTCAGCAAGGTCATAGGGTAATTTTTAACTCTGATGATAATTACGAGGTTCGGGGAAAAATATATAAAGTTACTTTTGATATAACAGGAGCAACCTCAATATTAAAATTAATTCCAGAATTAGTATATCCTGCAGAGTTAAATTCTTTAAATGTAAAATTAGGTTCTAAATTTGCTGGAACTAGTTGGTATTTTGATGGTGTTGCTACTAAATGGATATACGCACAACAACATACTACAATAAATCAACCGCCACTATTTGATTTGTTTACATCGGATGGTATCAGTTATACAAAAGTTAATAATCCTAATAATTTTATCGGAAATCAAATATTTGGATATGAAATAGGAACAGGAAATAATGATAGTGTATTAGGATTTCCATTAAAATATCAAAATAATGGTAAAAGTTATTTGTTTAAAAATTATTTTATGACAGATGTAATATCAATTACACAAAATAACATAGCATCCACAATTCCAACAGGCAATACATTTTTAAAATTAGATAACACATTAGTTAATGTATGGACTGATGCGGTTGAGCATAAAATTCCTATAATAGAAATTCAAACAATTGTTGCTTCTACTACTACATTAATATTAACATGTTTAGATGCACCAATTAGTACAAATATATCTATTTTTGCATATGTTAATAATGTAAAAATTCCTATTACAGTAACTAATGTATCTAATGCAGTTATAATAACTAATTCATCTACATTTGCTGCAAATGAAGTTGTATTATTAAAAATATATACCGATCAATTACCTAATAGTAATGGTTATTATGAAGCTCCTATAGGATTATCACATAATCCATTAAATGAATTTTTAAATAGTTTAACACTAGGAGAATTAAAAGATCATTTAACAACAATGATTAATAATACTAGTAGCGTTATCACAAACAATCTACGAGATATATCAGATTATACCAAGTACGGATCTCGATTAGTAATTAATGACACACCGATGGCATTCGCACAATTCTTTTTTGGAAAAAAAGAACATAATGTAGTAGATGCAATAAGACAAGCCGGTGCAGATTATGATCGATTTAAATTAAACTTTTTAAGAGTAATTAAAGAAATTGATAGTCAATTAACCGCACCTGATGCACTTGACCTAGCATTATCTATTATAAATGATGAAAAGGATATTCGGTCTTTATATCGAACATCTGATATGTTAGGATATGGAAAAAATAAAATTGTAAGAACAATTACAGTTACGGATGTTACAATTACTTCTTATCCAATTAGTTTTAGTTTTGATATTAATCGTCTAAGTTTTCAATCAGTTATTATATATCGTAACGGAGTTCAATTAATTGGCACTAGGAATGAGTATTTTTTCGATTATGATAATAATGCAGTGATTATATTACTACCACTAGCATTAAAAGATGTAATTAGTATTCATTGTTATCTTGATACTACGGGATGCTATATTCCGCCTACACCGTCTAAATTGGGAATGTATCCTGCCGCGGTTCCTACTGTATATGTAGACACATCAGTTACTCCTGCTCGTACATATATTTTAGGACATGATAGTTCTTCATTCCTTGGATATGGAGATTATAGAGATAATATTATTTTAGAATATGAAAAACGTGTTTATAATAATATTAAAGTTAGATTTAATAATAAAATTTTTGATTCCATTTCATCTCAACCTGGAGCATTTAGAAATTTAAAATATACTTTTAAAGATTTTGATAACTTAATTGAAAATGATTTTTCTACGTGGTGTGGAACATATGGAATAGATAGTGTAACTAATGATACATTTGATGTCTCTCGTAGTACTACTTGGAATTATAGCGGCACTATTGATACATTGTTTAAGAAACCTATACCTATTAGTATGGCATTATTATATTTTTATGATACTGCTCGTCCACACACATCGCCGTGGAGAATGCTTGGATTTTTTGACCGTCCGAGATGGTGGGTTCCAACATACGGAAATGCTCCGTATCGGTCAACTAATACATTGCTATGGACTGATTTAGAAAATGGCTATGTTAGAGGAACAAACACATATTTGCCTAGATATACTCGCCTCGGATTATCATCTATTCTTCCTGTAGATATTAACGGTAATTTAAAAAATGTTTTTACTAGTTTAGCAATACCTAATACCTATACTAATAATCAGTCTAATTGGAAATTTGGTGATAACGGCCCTGCGGAAGCGTCGTGGCGCAATAGAAATAGCAATTATCCATTTGCAGTATGTGCAGCATTAGCTGTAATTTTTCCAGTTGAATTTTGTTCTACTCAATATGATTTAAGTAGAACTACACTAAATGCAGCAGGACAAGTTATATATAATGGAAATTATTTAAATCTTAAAAATTTAGTAATTGCCGGAGAAAATGATAATCAAATTGCTGGCTATGGAGTATATATTGCAGAAAATGGTCAAAGAGTTGATAGCCAGTATAATGAAAAATTAAGACAAGATTTGGATTATCTTAATATAAATTTATTTCACAAGTTAGGTGGCTTTGCTTCTAAAGACAAATTACAAATTACAATTGACTCAATTGATCCAAAATCTACTAGCCCCGGAGTTATATTACCGTCAGAAGATTATTCTTTAATTTTAAATGTCAGTAATCCAATTGTTACTGCTAGAATATCTGGAATTATAGTTCAACGTTCTAAAGGTAATTTTAAAATTAAAGGGTATGATGTTAAACATCCTTATTTTGAAATATTAAAACCTATAAAAATATCTACTTCTGGTGCAGTTAGAGTTGGCGGAGTATCTGAAGAATTTACTGAATGGTCTAGTGTTGTTAATAATGGTAATAACGGATTGAGTTCAGTTGATCTAACATCTGCTAGTTCTTCTACTACCCGTTATTATAAACAAGGACAGTTAGTACGATATAATAATAGATTTTATAGAGTCAAGACAGGACATAACGCAGAAACGTCATTTGATTTAACGCTATATCAGCAATTACCAGAGTTACCAGTTAAGGGAGGTGCATCTGCACAAATATCTAAGACATTTGAAAATATTGTAACTAAAATACCATACGGTACTGAATTTTCTTCAGTACAAGAAATATATGATGTAATTATAGGATATGGAGCATTTCTTGAAAAACAAGGATTTATTTTTGATGACTTTAATTCAGATCTTAATGAAATTTTAAATTGGAAATTAACCGGCAAAGAGTTTTTATATTGGACAACTCAAAATTTTGCAGATGGTAATTTAATTACATTATCTCCTTTTGCAAATAGTTTAAAATATAATTTTCCTAATTCTGTAGTAGATGATATATCAGGTAAAAAATACGAATATAGTTTATTAAAAGCCGACGGCAAACCATATCCTATTGATAGATTTACTATGTCTAGAGAAGATACTATTTGTACTATTAAAACTAGAGATGCTAATGAAGGATTGTTTTTTGCAGTATTGCATTCTGTACAAAAAGAACATGCAATGGTCTTTAACAATTATACAGTATTCAATGATACTATATATGATATTACTACAGGCTATAAACAACAACGTATTAAACTATCAGGATTTAGAACTAAAAATTGGAATGGTGATTTATTCAGTCCTGGTTTTGTATTTGATGACGTTAATATTACTGATTGGCAATCGTATAAAATGTATTTGCCGGGTTCAATTGTAAGATATAACGGTAAGTATTATCAGTCTTTAATAAAAATTATTTCTTCTAAAACATTTGATTTTACTAAATGGACTCAATTACCTGAAAAACCTGTATCAAAATTATTGCCTAATTTTGATTATAAGGTTGATCAATTTGAAGATTTTTATAGTTTAGATATTGATAATTTTGATTCTGGTCAGCAACAACTAGCACAACATCTTACTGGATATACTCCGAGAAGTTATCTAAATAATATTTTTACTAACCCTATTAGTCAATATAAATTTTATCAAGGACTTATAAAAGACAAGGGAACTAAAAATGCACTTGATAAATTATCAAAAGCAGGACAATTTAGCAATAAAGGAGAATTGTCATTCAACGAAGAATGGGCATTTAGAATAGGTCACTACGGAAGTTTTGAAACTTTTAACGAAATTGAATTTACGTTAACTGAAGGAACATCGTTAGAAAATCCATATGTTGTTAAATTTGTTGATACTATTCCGTCTGATGCAAATCCATTAATTAATCATGTAGTAACTTCAGACCTGTTATTAACTCCTAATGATTATTCTGCATCTAATGCTATGTCGTCTATGGCCGGAACATTGAATGATAATAATATAGTATTAACTACAGCAGGTTATGTTCGCCTTGACGATGTTACAACCACAGCATATAGTAAAAATAGTTTATTAGATATTGCAAATAATGCAATGATACAAGACGGAGTTACTGTATGGCTAGGATTTTTAGAGAATGGAGACTGGGCAGTTTATAGATATACTAAACAACTGTCAAAAATAACTGGAGTTTTTGTTAGTGCCCCTACTATTGAAATAACATTTGTTACTGATGGTCACCACAATCTTAATATAGGCGACATTATTTCTGTAGTTAGGTTTAATGAACAAGTTAATGGAGTTTATATAGTTTCTGCTATTCCAACTATAAATCAATTTGCAGTTAAATCTACATTGGCTAGTATTGAAAATGCAGAATTAATAAATTATGGCGGATTGTATAGATTTGAAAATGCTAGATATTCAAATCTTAAACAACTATCGGAAATTACTGACTTATTAAAACTTAATGCAGGTGACAAAGTATGGATTGATAGCGGCACGGATAATAAATGGCAAGTATATGAAAAAATTAAAAACTATGATGTAAAAGTTGTAGAAACGGCTGGACAACCACTTGATCAAGAATTTGGCTCATCAGTGTGGGCATCTGATAATAGTTCAGTAATGTTAGTATCATCACCAAACTGGCATACAGACAATGCATATAGTTATGGTAGAGTTAAAGTATATAATCAAATAAAAACTGAATGGAAACGACAGTATGATTATATTTTAAATGCTAATAATAAAACATATGCTGACCCAACATCTGTTAGTGACTTTGGTCATGCTATACAATACGATATAGGAAAAAAATTATATATCACCGGCGCACCGTTAGCAAGTTCAATTCGATCACATTCTACTGGTACCGGTACTGTAATTTTAAGCACTGGATCGGGCCTTATAAAATCTTGGTCAAATGAAGGATTAGTTAAAATTATTAGCAGAGCCGAAGATCACGGAAAAATTGATGTTAATATAGTGTTAGTAAATCCGTACGGACAATTAACAACTACTGCAACTAATTCTAAATTTGGTTATTCGATTGCGATAAATCAAGTTGTTGCAACAACTGCAACCACTTTATTAGTAGGTGCTCCTGGATCTTCTACAGGATATGTTTTTGCTTATAAATTAAATTTAACAACTGCAACTAATGCTACTGCAACAATTACAGGTTTTTCACATTCAACAAATGTTTTATCAGTACGCCCACCCATTACGTTAACTTTATCTACAGGAAGTTATTGGGGACACAAAATTGCAGGAAGTCTTCGAGGATTTGCAATTAGTGCGCCTGCACACAATACATCCACCGGTGTAGTGCAAACTTATAATAATGATTTACAACCTAGACAGACCATTACGTCACCATTTGGATTAAATGGTAAATTTGGACATGACATTGCAATATCAAATGATGCAATGTATATGATAATTTCTGCACCGTATGCTAGGGGCACTAATGAACCATATGGTAAAGTTGCGGTCTATAAAAACTTAGGAAATTTAACTGATTATCTTGCATCACGGCCTGAAGTAATATTAGCTCTCGCAACAAATATATCAGCACCTGTTTATTATGGAGAGGTAACTATTCTAAATTGGATGACCGCAGGACTTACCGGGTTTAATCAATATTGGATTAATTACAGAGCTTCTCATCCTGCAGATGCAGCAATATATGATGCAGAAAGAGCAGTAGATGCAGTTATTAAAGGTGGATCTAATGCCGGAGTTGCTATAGTAGATTCTAGGGCAAGAGTAATTGCAGCATATCAAAATCATCCCGATGCACAACTATATCCTTCTGAACCTGATATTAGATATTGGATGGAAAATGGGTTAGGTAGTAAAAATAATGTTATAAATTCTAGACAATTGGCCGGTGGACTAGGAGGTGCTCGCCGCAGTACAGATATCAACTATGAATTAACTGCGGTAACATTAGATTATGCATGGAATGATTTTATGAATTCTTATGCAATATGGAATGCAGATGGAACTCCAACTCTAAATTTTACAACTTCTGTTAGTTTTAATCGTTCCGGTATATTCATATTTGAATTAGCAGCTGATAATTATGCATCCATGTATGTAGATAATATCAATATATTATCATCGTATGGTTTTACAAATACTGAACGTAGAGAAATATATGTTCCTCAAGGAACGCATACAATACGTATAGGTGCTTACAACTCCGGCGGCCCAGCAGGACTTGCATTTAAAATAACATCTGATATTGCGTTTACTAATACTGATACAAGTATTTTTGATGCATCAGTTGTATATAATAATATATTATATCCGAATGAGTATGCTCGAAATATTGCAGAAAGAGCAGCACAGCAAGCTACTTTCCAATTAGATCAAATTATAACCAATCCATTATTGGCCAGTGATTTAAAATTTGGATATTCTGTTTCTATTAGTAAAGATAATACTACTATTGGAATAGGTGCGTTAGGAAAAAATAGAACCAAAGTTCAACCATTTGACATCACTTCTAATATAGGCGAGACTACTTTTGATAATTCATCTACTAAATTTTATGATAATATACTAGATGGCGGAACAGTATACCTATATAATAAAGTTGGTGATAAATTCATCCAGGCAGATGAATTAAATGATGTTAACATAATATCTGGTAGTAAATACGGATCTTGTTTAGCAGTTACTAATAATAATGTTTTTGTTGGTGCACCAGCATCAGATCTAGTTAGCAATGTAGATAAATCTAAATTTTATATCTTTAATAAAATTGATACAACTAGCCAAAGTTGGAAATTATTAAGAACACAAGAAGATACTGTTGATGTTTCTGGAATAAATCGAATTTCATTAATTGATACATTAAAAGAAGAAGTTATAGAATACTTAGATGTTATTGATCCTTTAAAAGGTAAGATTGCAGGAATTGCTGATCAAGAATTAACATACAGAGCTGCATCTGATCCAGCAACATATTCAATAGGACTTGCAGGAACAATTGTTGATTCATCAACTAGTTGGATCGATGATCATATCGGAGAATTGTGGTGGGATTTAAGTACTGTAAAGTATCAATGGTACGAGCAAGGTGATGACATTTTCAGAAAAAATAATTGGGGTAAATTATTTCCGGGAGCAAGCATTGATGTATATGAATGGGTTAAATCATATATATTGCCCAGTGAATGGGCTGCTCAAGCCGACACTAATAAAGGGTTAATTAATGGTATTAGTGGCCAACCTAAATATGTTAATAATAGTTCAATTTCAATTAAACAATTATTTAATAATGTAACTGGATCCTTTGAGAATGTATATTATTTTTGGGTTAAAAATAAAGTTACACTACCAGGAACTAAAAATAGGAGATTAAGTGCTTATCAAGTTGCTAGTTATATTGCAGACCCTGTATCTAATGGTTTAAAATTTATTGAGATTTTATCACCTAGTGCAATTGCGTTTGCTAATGTGCAACCTTTATTAATAGGTAATAGAATTAATGCAAATATTTCTACTGATAATCGATCATCTATACCAAGACATACTGAATGGTTATTATTAAACGAAAATAATGCTAATTCAGTTCCTAATACTTTATTAGAGAAAAAATTATTTGACAGTTTAATAGGGCACGATTCGTTAGGAAACTCTGTTCCTGATCCAGCATTAACTGACAGAAATCGATACGGAGTAAGTATCAGACCTCGACAAACATTATTTAAAAATAGAATAGAAGCACTACGTAGTTTAGTATCTTTTGTAAATTCTGTATTTCTAAAAAATAGAATTGTTGGTATTTACGAGTTTACTAATCTTAATAAAAAAGAAGAAATTCCAGTAGAGTTTTCCAATGAATATGATGCATTAGTTGAAGACATCGAAATTTTAGCTGAAATAGAAACTATAAAATATCAACGAGCTGAAATAAATTGTTATGCTGATAATGGAAAAATAAAAAGTGTATCTATAATAGATGCAGGTTTTGGTTATATCAATCCTCCAAAAATTAACATACTTACAAATAGTTCTATCTCTGCAGAATTTGTAACTGAAATAGATAGTTATGGAAGATTAAGTTCGGTAACAATAATTAATGCAGGCGTTGGATATCCTGACGGTATAGTTCGTTCAAACGTAAGACCGCATACAGTTATTGTAGAAATTAACAGCGAAAGCGGAAATAGATGGACAAAACATGAATTTGATTATATAAAACAAGTATGGGTTAAAACGCATACTCAAAAATATAATACTACTTTATTTTGGAAAAAAATTGATTGGAAAGCCGACACCTTTAACAATTTTAAAATAATTAATCATACCATAAGTGATTTATTTGCACTAGCTTCTTTTACTGGAATTAAAATCGGTGATTATTTAAAAGTTAAAAATAGCGGAGACGGGTCATATATTATACTTGAAAAAGTACAAGACTCTGGTAATTTCACACCGTTATATAATATTATATATAAAGAAAACGGTACAATTAGATTACGTGATACTTTATGGAACTATAATTTAGGAAAATATGCATATGATAAATCTGATATTGATGAAACATTATATGATGAACGTCCTGACTTAGAAATATACTATATTCTTGTTGCATTACGTGATAATATTTTTATCAATGATTTAAAAATAAATTGGAATTTATTCTTTTTTACTGCTGTAAAATACGCCCTTACTGAACAAAAATTATTAGATTGGGCATTTAAAACATCATTTATTAATGTAACGAATAATGTTGGGTCTTTAAATCAACAACCTGTATATCAGTTAAACAATGAATCATATTTTGAAGATTATATTAATGAAATAAAACCTTATCGTACTAAGATAAGAAGTTATTCTTCAATATATAAGAATTTAGAACAAGCTGATTTATCTATAAACGATTTTGATTTTCCTTCTGTCTATAATGAAAACACTAACAATTTTGATATAGTTTCCGTTTCTGCAGACACTACAGGATTAATAGATACTTCTCCTTGGAAAGACTGGAAGAATAATTATAAATTGCATGTAGGATCAATAAAAGTAGGATATGCGGGATCAGGTTATACACAGCGGCCTATAGTGTCTATTGTTACTGCAACAGGTGATACTGGATCCGGCGCAACCGCGGAAGCATATATTAGAAACGGTAGTTTATATGAAGTAATAGTTACTAATCCAGGGAGTGGATACACAACTACACCAAAGGTAATAATTACCGGAGGTGGACAAGGTGTTAATGTTGCTAGAGTATCAGTAATAATGAATAATAATGTTACTAGAGCAAACACTATTGGTATGAAATTTGATAGAGTTTCGTTAACAGGTAATTTAACACAATTAAATACGTCCGATGAATTTATTTGTGATGGAACTACGAATAAATTTATTCTATCATGGTTACCGGCACCGGATAAAACAACAATAGTGCCTTTACTTGATGGAAAATTAGTATTCGCAACAGATTATACAATTGAATATTATGAAGTAGCTACTACTAAAAATACATCAAATGATGTAGCAAAATTATTTCCTATTAATTCTTGGAAAGGTGAATCGTCAATTGATCATCGATATCGATATTATACTAGTGTTGTTTCTAGTTCATTGGCGCCTAGTGAAATTCAACACTATGCTAGATTTGTATTTTTAAATCAAATTCCTAATTTTGGTCAAATATTTAAAATATCATATAATAAAAATATAAAATTATATAATGCTATTGATCGAATTTCTGCTGCATACAATCCTACAAATAGTATGCCAGGTAAAGAATTGCCGTTATTAATGACTGGAGCAGAATTTCCAGGATTGTTAGTACAGGGTCTAACATTTAATCAAACTTCAAATTGGGATAGCGTAGGTACACCTTACGATTCTATACCCTGGAATGATGCAATTAGTGATTATACAATAGTTGAAAAATACTATTCTGCTATAAATGTAGGTTCGGGTGGAATTTCACTGACTCCTACTAATTTGGTAGTAGGAATGCAGGTGTCTGTAGTGGGTAGTCAACCAGGTGAATACTTTAGAAAAAATACGCTAATAAAAACAATACAGAACAATGCAATAGAATTGAATAATATTATTCCAAGCACGTATCCTATTAAAGTATATTCATCTGGTACTGCTTATAATTCTACAGTAACTATTGTTTTATCCGAACCGATAGGTACATCTATCCTTGTAGGTGATCTTATACAACTAGTAGGTGTTCACGCATTATATGGAAATGGCATTACTGCTCTTCGAATAAACACTAAATTTACAACTACTGGTGTAGTATCAATTACAATACCAGCACCGTATTTTAACAATGGAACTACAGCAACATTTACCGCAGTTAAAACTGAAAATACCGTAACAGGTTTTACTCAGGTAGGTACATATAGCATGGGCTATAGTTACTTACAACTTTTTGACAACAAAGATTTGCCAACGGCATATATGCCAGCTGGTCAAAGCAGAATACAGACAAATTCGGGATTGTACTCACCCCCTCGACTAGTTACACAGCTTGACAACGGCGGCATTATCATTACTTCTACAGCTCCTATCTACTGGGATGTGCCAGTCCCATTTGATATCCTTGGACTGACACATAGGCCAGATGTAGAAGCAATACTTGATAACTCATTTAGTGTAGTATATCCTGTTGACAAAATTATTAATGATAATACAATCATTACTAGATTAGTAAATGGTGCGATAAGTAGTACAGCCTCTGCATTTGTTGACGAATATTATCGAAATCCAGACGGGTCTCTTTCAAAGTTTAAATATGAGATTCCGCAAGGCCGGCCAGGGGAATCGCTCGGCAATATCGGTCTACCGGCTCTTATGTTATTTGGAGTTATTAAACGTATTCCTACTAATGGTAGATTATTAGAGTATATTAATACTATAACAGTTGCATCAACTTCTTCAGTGACTATTCAAACTGGAGTTTATTATGACTCCGCCCAAGAAGCAAAAATTGTATTAAGTTCAACATCTTCATCAATAACTACTACAGGTGCGCCCGGCGGAAATTCTACATCTGGTGGTAGTGTTGAGTATTCTACTTGGCCGCTTCAGCCGTATGATAATCCGATTGTATATAATATAACTACATCAACTGACGGTAAAAATCGGGCAGTAGTAACCGTGTATAGTCTTAACCCGTCTGCTCGTATGGTATCTGGCACTTTACAGGTATCAATATATGGAAATACACAATTAGAATTTTGGAAAACAGATCCTGGTAAAAATAGTTTGATAGATTCTTCAATTAACGAACTATATCCTACTTATAATTTACAAGCTTCTAACTATATTGGATATAATCCAGAAGACATTATAATTGATGGTAATAATTTTTTAAATGCCATTGATAGCTATGCTCCGGAAGAATGTGTCCCGGGTCATGTTCGAGATTCAGTAGGAATTAGTGTATATACTGCATCAACGTCAACAACTCCAATGGTAATATCCGGAGTAATTGGAGTTTTAGGAAATACAATTGAGCCTACTCGAGCTAAAATAAATCTATTATCTGACAATGAAATAGGAGCATTAGTTTTTGCTAACGGCATAAAATTTGATAGGGTTCCAGCTGCAAACTTTACTACAAATACACAATATGCTATTATTGGTGATCAAATTGTAATACCAATTCAACCTCGTAGGACTTTGGTAGAATATACATTTATTACAGCTGGGTCAAATGTAATAATGGATAGCAATTTTACAGTAACATACACTAGCTTACCATACCCTAATGCTTACTTAGATATTGTTGTTGAAAGTTCGTTAAACATTAACGATGTAAGAAGTGTGTATGTGTTAGTTAATGGCAACGAAATTGCTGAAGCAGTAACTAACAATTTGAATGATTATGGTTATAAATTAAAACCAATGTCGTCTACTAATAATAGAGCATCGATACACATTCAAGGAGTTCAACCTGGTGGTTCGGTAATTGTTCAAGCATGGTTCTTTAATAAACCATTTGTTAATTTTAATCGAGTACATGAACAATTATATACAACTTCAACTACTACTACTAATATTCTTCTAGATTCTACTATTGGAAATATACAACCAGTAAGTGATAAAGTAATAGTTGAAATTATAACACCATCAGGTAGAACTAGACTATCACCGCCTTGGGTAGCTTATTACAAAATTAACAATAGTCAATACACATTTGCAATTGACCCTATTAATTATAGACCATCAGTGTATACTTTAGATAATGTTAAAGTATTTTTAAATGGAAAAGAACTTCGTCCAGGTTTTGATTTTTCTATTAATGGAGCAACTCAAACATTTACTATTACACGACCTAATACAGTAGACGGAGATGCTATAGCAGTTATGCCATTATTAGATTATGAATATATTATTACTAATAATAAATTAACTTTATCATCAGCTATTAGTACGGGTACTGTTAAAATAACATCGTTTACTAATCATGATAATATGATGATAAACACAGAAAAATTTTCGTTAACTGGCAGATCTGTTACGTTAAATTCTTATATACTAAGTGATACTTATGTATGGGTTACATTAAATAATCAATGGTTAATTGCAAATTATGATTATAAAGTGCTTTCTGATTATAAAACTATTGTATTTGCTGATTCTATAGAAACTGGTAGCAATTCTAAAGTTATTGTTACTATAGTTAATCCTCCGAGCTATGGAAATACTATACTAGGATATAGAATGTTTTATGATATGTTTAATCGTCATTATTTTGCACGGTTATCGACATATTTTTCTACAAGATTAGCACAACCTTTACAATATACTGACACTTCAATTATTGTAGAAGATGGTGATCATTTATTTCAACCTAATCCGTCTTTAAGATTACCGGGAGTTATATTACTTGACGGCGAACGAATAGAATATACTTCTAAAAATGGAAATCAATTAACTGGTTTACGAAGAGGTTCATTAGGGACAGGCCCCCCTAAATTTTCAGATCAATACACTACAGTTATTGATCAAAGTATTACTCAAAAAATTAAAACTGAAGAATACATTAATATTCAACGGATTGAAAGTTCAAATACTAATACATATATTATTAGTACATTATCAAACACGCTTAGTAATTATAGTGTAAATTCATCAGGCGATGTTAGTGGGATATCATTACCTGCCTCAGTTGCAAATTTCTATATGGGAATAACATTATTAACAACGAGTACTATGATAAATCCGCCAGCAGCAATTGATCAGGTAGAAGTGCGTTATGGTGGCCGCCTATTAAGAAAAACTTCTATAGATGTACATGATAAGTCTTTATCATATTATTCTTCTAAAGATAGTATCATACCACTTCCTCCTGAGTTTAGTATTATTACAGCAACTCAAACATTAATATTAAATATTGATGAAACCATTACTACAGGTACAACAATAACTGTTATTCAAAGATTGGGTAAATTATGGGAAGAAAATACATCAACATCGTTATTATCTAATGCAACTTCAGCATATATTACACGCGGTAATAGGGCAGAATTCTTACGTGAAAGACCTGCACAATTACCCGATATATATTATTATGGTGGAGATAAGATACTTTATGATAGTGGTCTTGCAATGACTGATGAAAACGGTGAAAACTTAGAAGGATACTAACATGCCAAATATTACTTTATTAACAACTTTATCTACTATAACAAATGCTACAACTTTTGTTGTAGTGGATAATGCCCTCACTAGAAGATACACTTATAATTCTCTTAGAACACAAATAGCCGTCGAATTAGCTGCCAGTGGTCTGTTTAGGGGCGCTACTGGACTTCCGGGGATAAATGGCATAAATGGAGTAGGCGTACCTGTCGGCGGACTTGCCGGCCAAGTATTAGCCAAAGTAGATTATAATAATTATAATACTACATGGATTAATAATGCAGCCATATCTACAAGTGGCGCATATTCATTACTAGTGGGAGCCCCTCTTGCTTATACCGCAACTAGTATCAGTGAATTTATTGATGTTAATACTACAGGGACATACGCTCCTAGTAACGGCCAAGCACTGTTATGGAATTCTACTGCTCAAGAATGGAGACCATCTTCAATTGGAACAGGTCTAGGATTAACTTCTAGAACAGACTTAATTGGAACTGCTACAAATTTAACTGTTGGTACTACAGGATTTGCCCAAATAACAGCCTACAAATCATATCTATTATCAAAAATTGTTACTGATCGCCCTGCTTGGGTTAGAATTTATTCTAGCGTAACATCTAGAGCCAATGATTTATCTAGAACTGATGCAACGGATGCATTACCGGGTACAGGTGTTATTGCCGAAGTTATTACTACCTCCGGAGCGTTAACTCAATTAATTACTCCGGGTGTATTTGGATTTAATAGTGATTCACCTTTAACAACTACATTATATATGTCAGTTACTAATAAAAGTTCTTCTCAGGCATCTGTTAACGTAACATTAACACTATTACAATTAGAAGCTTAATATGAGAGAATATGTTATAACTTTACATAATTTTGAAGATCTTGATGATTTTTATCAAGATATGGAAACACCCGGCGGAAATCTTTTTATACCCAATAGAGCAGTGGACGTAACTCATCGTCGTCCAGTAAGTAGAAACACAAATTACATGTTGACCGAGGAAGAAGCTCAAACAATATCTCAAGATCCTAGGGTATTATTTGTAGAACTGTCTATGGAAGAAATGGGAATAGAGCTAGTTCCTTTAGGAAATGTTCCCATAAACATATCTGAAGAAACATTAACTCCGAACTGGACCGAAGGAGCACCTCCGGTATTATGGGATAAATCAAATATAATATACACAAATGTTTCTCAAAAAAATTGGGGTCTTTTAAGATGTGTTGAAGGTTCGCAAAGGGCAAACTGGGGTAAAGATACTGCGACTAAAAGTTTTTATAATACTTTAATTAATGTAACAGCAAGTGGAAAAAATGTTGACGTGGTTATTGTAGATGGGCATATGAATCCAGCACATCCAGAGTATGCAGTTAATGTAGATGGTACAGGCGGTACTAGGGTTAATCAATATAATTGGTTTAGTTTAAACCCCCTAGTAACCTACGGATCAAGTTCTACATATGTTTATACTCCATATATTGATAGCAATGGCAACAATGACCATGGTGCCCATGTTGCAGGAACAGCAGCCGGGAATACCCAAGGATGGGCGCATGATGCTAACATTTATAATATAAATCCATATACCACTGATTCTAATTACCTTTTAGATTATATTAAAGTGTGGCACACAAATAAACCAATTAATCCTGTTACTGGTATTAAAAATCCTACGATAACAAATCATAGTTATGGACCTACTCCTTATACATATAGTGTAACCGATATTACTTCAGTTAGATATAATGGTACTGTATATACTGGCCCATTTACTTCTAATCAATTAATTAGTTGGGGAATTTTTAATTCTGGTGGAATTGTAGAAACATTAAAAAGAAATGCAGCTCTGGAAGCTGATCTTTATGATTTAATGCAAATGGGTGTCATTGTTGTAAGTTCTGCTGGCAATAGTTCTCATAAAGTGGCATTATATAGTAGCGTAGCATCTAATGAATATAATAATTATTATGTTGCATCAGGTACTACTGTTTTTTATAATCAAGGGTCAATATCTGCAGCTCCAGGTGTTATTTGCGTTGGGTCAATCAGTGCAGGAGTTGATGAATCAAAAGCAGGATCTAGTAATTGCGGTCCGAGAGTAGATATATATGCTCCGGGCGAACTAATAATGAGTAGCGTAAATACTACCACAGGTGTACTTGCAGCTGATGTTAGAAATGTTAATTTTTATGCAACTAAAAAATCAGGAACATCTATGGCTAGTCCCCAAGTTTCGGGAGTATTAGCATGTTTTCTAGAAACAAATCTAAAGGCATCACAAGCTGATGCATTAAATTATATCACATCTACTGCAAAAACCAATCAAATTTTTAGTTATAACCTAGGACCATCTGATTCAACTGATTTACAAGGATCACCTAATAGATATTTGTATTTTTATAAACAAAGATCTGATAATGGATTTGTTGGTCCAAAAGTTAATTTAGGGCCTCGTCCTGATACCGGACAGAAATGGCCTAGAACAAACATTTTCCGATACGGAAGTTAACTACTGAATAAATTATATGGATAAATATCATTATGGAAGATAATAACATGAGCAATTCGCCAAAAGATAATACACCGACTCCACAATCTAAACCTAACGAAGTGGGTGGAGTTGGTGTTCAGGGTCATATTAAAATATTTGATCCTGTTAGTAAAGAAGTATATGTTGATAAACGTAATGCAATCCATTACGAAAACTTTTCTATTGCGTTAGCACAGAGTATATCAAATCAAAGCGAAGGTACTATTGGAGAAATGGTATTTGGAAACGGCGGAACCCGCGTTGATCCTACAGGAATTATTACATATCTAACACCTAATAGTACAGGTAATGTTGCAGCATTATATAATCAAACTTATTATAAAACCGTAGATGCTAGACAATCATATTCATTAGATCCTGCAAGAAATTTTATGGAAACTAGACATCTTGCAGGCACCGCATATACAGATGTACTAGTAAGTTGCTTATTAGATTTCGGAGAACCAAATGATCAACGTGCGTTTGATAATGCTACATTAACTGATGACGCTTATGTTTTTGATGAATTAGGCTTAAAATCTTATAGTTCAGCTGGACCGAACACGGGATTACTATTAACCCATGTTATTTTTCACCCTGTACAAAAATCGTTGAATAGATTAATCCAAATTGATTATACTATAAGAATTCAAAGTTTAAGTAATAATGGAATTTAATTATGGCATATACACTTAAATTTTCTGATCCTGGTAAAACTAATACTATAGCAATTGATGGTCCTATAATTGATAATTATAGTAGTAGTTTAAACTTTGTAGGCCAGGGGTATACTGGGTACGGTCAGGTTATGGCTCAAAATTTCTTAAAATTATTAGAAAATTTTGCCGGCCCTAATGCACCTGAAAGTCCTATTGAAGGACAACTATGGTACGATACTAGTAATCCAAATCGTGGTGTATTAAGAATTAGTAATGGTAAAGCTTCTATTTTTCGGTGGCCTAGTGCTAATGGAATATATCAACAAGCAAATGATCCTAGTATTGAATATGGTGTAAATCTTGTAGAAGGTGACATTTGGGTTGATACTGGTAATACACAAGTTTTTATTAGATACGGTAAAACATGGAGATTGGTAGGACCAACAGTATCAACAGGCATTGCTAAAACTGGTGCTGAAAGTGTTACATTACAAAGTAACTATGGAGAATCTTTCCCTGTAATATTAAATTGGGCAAACGGTAAAGTTATAGCAATAACGAGTTATAATGCATTTACTCCGAGGGCAGTTATTGATGGATTTTCTAGTTTAAGCGTCGGTATTAATCTTAATTATAAGGTTGCTGGAAAATTTAACGGGTTAGCTGATAGAGCATCGTCTTTAGAAATTTCAAACGGAGTATTAGTTAAAGCTAGTGAAATTTTAAAGAATACGTGGCCGTCGGCTCAGCGACAAGTAATGTCGGGTTCTCTTATTGTTGAATCTACTCAGGGATTGTTTGTTAGAAGACCGGGGACTGCTGGCTTTACCGCTAAAGAATTACAATTATATACAACAGTTAATTCAAGTGCTGTTATTAATTTTGATAATGATGCATCTTCGTTAAAAATAGGAATTAATGACACCTCTTATCTAATTTTTAATGGATCAAATGGATATGGTAATATAGGTATTAATACATCAACAGTTGGAAACGTAGCATTATCAGTAGGTGGTACTGCAACTTTTAAAAATAATATAAGAATAACAACCTCATCGATATCTACTGTGGGATTAACCTTAGATGGTTCTGCAGCAATTGGTGGCAACACGTCGATATCTGGGAACTTAAATGTAACAGGATTAACAACTATATCTAATGTGTTAACGATTGGAAATAATATTATTCCATCTACTCCTACACAGGCTATAGGATCAGCCGCAGCACCATTTGAAAGAATATTTGTAAAAAATATAGGTAGTGCAACTACATATGTTAAAATTTTTGGATCTGTTACAACTGCAACAACATTAGAAACTATTAGATATTTTCAAATTGCCGGACATTCAACATCAACATTAGCAGTAGGATTTAACGGTTCTTCAGCTGTTACACTCGTAACAACATTAGATAGGTCAACAATTAGTTCGCCAACTGGCGGCTCAACTACTGCTACTAATGCAAATCAAACACTATTAGTTTTAGATACTTCTACTAATACTGCAGATCTTCAAAGTATTTCTAAGAAAAACTTTTTATCTGATATATATTCTGCAATATTGAATACAGGTATGATTATTCCGTCTGGAACATCTACAGTTTCAAGCTCTTTCCTATTATGTGATGGCCAACCTCAACAGCAAGTAGGTACATATACTAATTTGTTTAATGTAATAGGAACTAGATACGGAGTTGGCCTAGCTGGAACATTTAGGGTTCCGTATTTGTTAAACGTTACTACTTCGACAACTGCATCAGTAACTTCATCAATTTTTTACCATATAAAAATATAAAATGTCATATACAATATATAATACAGACGGGACACTTTTATCAAATATTGCAATAGGCGATATTGATAATTACTCAACTAGCCTAACTTTAGTAGGCAAAAATGTTAATAATTATGGAGAATATCTTAATAATAATTTTATTAGATTATTAACTAGTTTTGCATCTACCTCGTCTCAAAGTCCTACAAGCCCATTAATTGGACAATTGTGGTACAATAAGACTACTAATAGACTAACAGTCTATGATGGAATATCATTTCAACCAACATACGGATCACATGTAAGTGGGTTATCTCCTACTACTGCTACAATTGCTATTGGAGATTTTTGGTATGATACAGTTAATACTCAATTAAATATATGGGATGGTGATAGTTTTAATTTAGTAGGTCCTGCAACATCTGGATTATTAGGTACATTTGGTATAGTACCTACTTCTGCGGTTATTAGAGATAATGTTAGTGCTGTTACTCAGCGAGTTGGTTCTATTTTTGCACACGGCGTATCTGCGGGAATAATTTCAACTTCGTCATTTAATATATCACCTTCAGATGCAACACTGTTATTGCCTGTGAGTTCTAAAGCAGGTATTGCAAGCTCTATTGTAAAAGGCGTAACATTAATTAATGATCTAGAAGTGTTAGGACGATTATTTATTAATGGATGGGATGTACAAACCCATGAAGAGGTATCTCTTACAACCTCATATGATATAACTCCATTTGGAATTACAACAGCAACTACTACTGAAGCACAATTTGGTTATACAAATTCAAATTATATTGCTTATGCTGCTGCAAATTATGCGATAGCACAAGATCTTGCAAAATTGTTTGACACTGCAAGATACCAAGCAGGCTCCCAAGTATCAGTTTTATGCAAATATAATACATCAACTTCTGTAAGAAAATTCCAGTTACAATCTCAGTATCCATTACCTGGCTCTCCACCTTGGTGGGAACCATATACGGTTTATCCTTATTTTTGGACAGGTACAACTACCTCTACAGTTGGACAAGCAACTTGGTTATGGACAGGTACAGAATATACTAATATAACTTACCCGGTGTGGAATGAATTAGTTAGGATTGATAGCACTAGTTCGACATCGACCACGTATCTATCTCCAGCGATTGTAGGAACAACATTCTATATAAAAATTATTAATGGAATTCCAAATACAAGAGTTTCATATGCAGGTGTAGATCCGTTAACTGCCTTTATAGGTTCTGCTACCTTAAATCAAGCTGGTGAATTTACTACAGCAACTATTATAACAAATATAATTCAGCCAGTTATTACAACTGCAACATATACAGTTAATTTTGCGTTTGCTGCAACTAATCATACAAGGAAATTAGCATTCATTGCTATACGTCCATAAAGGAACTTACACATGCCATACATTCTTAATAAAACAAATGGAACAATTGTTGCTACAGTTCAGGATGCTTCTATCGACCGAACTACAGATTTACAATTTTTAGGTAGAAATTACGCCGGATATGGTGAAATTCAAAATGAAAATTTCTTAAAATTATTAGAAAATTTTTCAAATAATACTCCGCCAGAAAATCCAATTGACGGACAAGTTTGGTATAATCCTTCATATAAAAATTTAAATGTATATGATGCAATGAACTGGAGATCACTACCAACAATAATAATAGATTCGTTGGATCTTTCAAAGAATGTTGTTCCGGTAATTGGTGATTTATGGTATGATATTAAAAATGCTCAATTAAAAATTTGGACAGGCACTGAGTACGGACTAATAGGACCACTGTCGGGATCCGATGCTAAGGCATCATGGCGCGGCGATTTTGAATATGACATCCGTTCTCCTGATATTCCAGTTTATAATATTAAATCTATTCTAGGAGTAGATAATGCTGTAGTTGCTATAGTTTCTAATGAGTCATATTACATGTATAAAGACTATACGGAATCACCTGTATATCCTACTTATGTAGCTCCAGCTGGAGGTAATCCGGGGTTTACAAAAATCGTAAAAGGAATTTCTTTATTTGGTGCCGATCCAGTTACTGGCTCAACTAGAAGTGCAGTAACTGGATTAACTACTAGCAGTTATTTTTGGGGAACAGCAGCTGAATCATTAAATTCTTTATATGCAACAACATCCAGTTATTCTGCAGGAATAGTATGCACTACAACAAATACCAATATAGCATTTAGTGTTCCGTTTGTAAATACATCAACTAATTTGGCATATATTGATTCTGGTATTAAATATAATCCTTCAACAAAGATTTTAACAACAGTCGCATCATCGGCTCTCTATGCCGATTTAGCAGAACGATACGAAGCAGATGCAAATTATGAACTCGGAACTGTATTGATTATTGGTGGAGAAAAAGAAGTCACTGTTACTACAACATTTGCTGATACAAGAGTAGCGGGCATAGTAAGTAAAAATCCAGCATATATGATGAATTCTGAGGCAGGAACCGATGAAACTCACCCCTATATTGCGTTAAAAGGTCGAGTTCCGTGCAAAGTTACAGGACAAATTAACAAAGGTGATTTAATTGTAACAAGTAGTACGCCGGGCTATGGTTGTTCATCTAATTATGCAATGGGCGGAGCAATAATAGGAAAAGCCATTGGTTCGCAAATCAATGGCTTAGGAATTGTTGAAGTTTTAGTAGTTTAAACAGCCATAGGAGCCTGTATAGCTTCATGGCTATTATAATTTTCTAAAACAATATCTTCCATATCAAATTCAGTTATGATAGATATATCTGAATTTAATTTAATGGTAGGTAACGGCAGGGGTTTACGCGACAATTGCTCTTTAATTTGATCAATATGATTTGAATATATGTGAGCATCACCTATAGCAATAATTAAATCTCCAACTTCTAAATTACAAACTTGTGCTATCATATGTGTGAACAATGCATATGATGCAATATTAAATGGAATTCCTAAAAACATATCTGCACTACGTTGATACATTTGACAACTTAGTTTACCATTACTAACATAAAATTGGCTCATTATATGGCATGGAGGTAATGCCATTAATTCAATTTCACCAGGATTCCATGCGGTTATAATATGTCTTCTACTGTATGGATCTTCTTTAATACCTGAAATTAATTCAAGCAACTGGTCGTAATTTTGAAGACCTACAGTATTAATACGAATTAATGGTTTACGCCATCTACGCCATTGTACTCCGTATATACGTCCTAGATCACCCGGATGGCGTTGCAATCTTTTATTAATCCAATATGGTGCTGTAGCATTATCACTCCATATAGTTTTTTTATCAGAATATCTATCACCATGTAGAATTTCTTTTAGACGATTTTCGTCACCACTTCCTTCTATAAACCAAAGTAGTTCGCTAACAACAGCTTTCCATGCTAATTTTTTAGTAGTAACTGCGGGAAACCCTTCTGTTAGATCAAACCGCATTTGAATACCGAATTTACTAATAGTACCAACTCCTGTTCTATCAGGTCGATGCTCTCCAGTTTCTAAAATATCTGAAAGAGCATCGAGGTATGCATACTCGGATTCGTTATGTTTGCTCATTAAACTGCAACTGGTTTAGTTTTTTTCTTCGGCGGATCTAATAGATCAGCTTGCTTACGCAGACTCTGAGCATCTTTAAATAGTTTGTCAGCTAAAGATCTCATTTCTGTGGCACTCTTTGGTGTATTACTTGTTTCTGGATCTTTAGGCAATACAATTTCTTCTGCAACCGGCTTTGATTTCTTTTTAGAAGATTGAGTACCGTCAGTAATTGCCAAGTCTTCGATATCAACACCTTTTGATTCAGCAATCATTTTATTAAGTTCGTCTAATTGAATTTGCGATTTTGCATTTTGCGTCATCAATACCATATTAGTTGGAACTTTTTTCAAGTGTCCATTATTGTGTAACCAACCCAACATTGGATCTCCGTCTGGGAATCTCCGTACTGATAATACATCTCCTAATTCATTAGACTGTTGTCCTGCATCGCTTTCAAGCAACGACATTAAGGAATCATGATATGCATCTGGCAACCCGCTAGTACCTACTACTAATGCGCTTAGTGGTTCACCTGGAATTGTTCTATATACTATTGCAACTCTTGCAGCATTATTTTTCATTTTCCCTACATGTTTGGTGTCTTTAGACATATTATTTCCTATTATTCTTTAGGTGCTTGTTCAGCAGGGGGAGTAACTGCATTTACAAATGCATTTAATTTATCAAAAGTTGAACCTACCGCTGATAATTCGGCAGCACCAAATGCCCCACGTCGAACAGCAACGTCGACTATTGCTCGAAGATTTGTTAAATCTGTTACAGTTAATTCGGGTTGTCCTACCTGTGGTTCGATATTAGGCGATGCTAATTGTGCAGTTTCTTGATTTTCCATGTTATAGTTTCCTTTATTTTATATGTAAATAATGACAGCCTAATGATAGCAATGTTAATTCTTTAGGATCTTCTAATCCAATTTCTGTTACCTGTTGCACTTTTCTAGAACTATCTAAACCATAGTTTGGTTGAATTGAATATCTACTGTTTAAGTTATATTCAATCCAATGTTCTACAGCTTTAATATCTATTCTATTATGAATAGATATTTTAGAAAAATGAGCTGGAATAAAAGATAATTTTCTAAATCCTAAAACACTTAACGCATTTACTGTTCCTCTATTTAGCGACATTATATACTACTTTATTTATAATAGGCAGTTTGGCCGAATGGTGAAATTATGGTTTCGTTGCCGTGAATAACAAATAATGTATCACAGTAATCTTCATCACCCCAGCTTCCGCAAGGATAGCCATCTGTAAACATAATAAAGCGTTTTGGTTCAATACCCTCATTTTTCATAAATTGCCAGTTAGCATCAAAGTCAGTACCGCCACCGCCTTTGCACTCGTATGCATTAATATCATCGGCATTGTCACCAGTGTATTGGGCATAATTATATATCTCAGTATCAAAACACCAAATGTCTAATTTAAAATCAGCATACTCGTCCATGATGCCTTTAACTTCACTTAAAAAGTCTTTAGCCATTTCATCGCTAATACTTCCGCTCATGTCAATAGCAATACTAACATCAATAGTTTCTTCATTCATCATTCCGGGTAATATTGCACCTGAATGCTGTGACTTACGATTAGGTCTGCTGAAACTAAAATTACTTTTAAGAATACTTTGAATATTCATACGTAATAACTGCCGCCAATCCATCTTAGGTTCAGTAAGATCTTTGATCATACGTTGAATACCTGCAGGCACTTTGCCAGCACCTGCGTTCTGCGCGGCAGCAATAGTTGCTTCTTTGATTTCGTCTCGAATTTGCTTTTTTTCTTCAGCAGTTAATTTTGGACGACCTTTACCTTTTCCCTTACCTTCATCATCACCATCTTGATCACCACCTGGGCCGTTATCACCGTCGTCATCATCTAAGTGATCGTCAAGTAATTCACCTAGGCTACCAATATCAATCTTTTCTGCTTTTTCGTATAGGTCGTTATAAATTTGTTCATAACTCATTCCGCGATATTTGTCGTCTTGAAAAATTTGAATAAAACTAGGAACAGTACCAATTCGTTCGTCTTTTAGAATTTGATTAGCAGCATAGTCTGCGGCAATATTTGATAGTACTGGATCACGTCCATCACGACGTCCCATGTGGTCAAAAACATTGTGTAATACTTCATGTGCAAACCCAAACTCTGCTTCTTTGGGAGTAAGTTTGTTCACAAATCCATAATTAAAGTAAAAATGTCTGCCGTCTGTGGCTAGCGTATTGCACCAGGCATCGGCTTCTACCATTTTAAGACGAGTTGCTAAATTTCCAAAGAACGGATGACGTAGCAATAGGCCAACTCTAGCAGTAATTAACTTATCTAGAATTTTAGCCTTTTCATTGGGTGTAAATTCTTTATTGAGCCAATCTTGCTTTTTTTGACGCTCTGCTTTCATTACTTTAGACATAGTGTAACCTTTTAGTGTTTAAGTATATATTATACATTAAATTTATCAAAAGAGCAAGTAAAAATCCCCCCCTTGTGGGGGATTTTTTAACCTTCCATTGCTTGGATAATATATTTTCCATACTTGTCATGGAATTTATCAAAGTTCTTCAATTTACTAGCATCAAAGGGCAATTGGTATCCAGTTAGTGCAACTTTGGCACCCATAACAACTAGCTCAGTTGGAAAATTATCCATCATAAAGCCAAAGAAATTATCTGCCATTGAATCCCAATTTTTAACTTTCTTGCGGTCAGCTTCTTGGAGCTCGTAACACAAACTAATAGTTAAAGAATACATTGCAGAAATTTCTTTAATTTCAGATTTTGTAACTTTACCTGCTAGTACATCAGTTGGATCAGGCATCTGTTTAGCAACCTTGCGATGTGCCATAAATTTAATTGCCAAACCTTCACCGATAGCACCTGAAATTAGATCAGTAAGAGTGTTATCTGGAACATCATCTTCTTCCAACAATTCACTAACAAATACCCAAGAGCGGGGAGTAGCGAATGCTTTGCTAGGACTTTTTGGATCAAAGTCGTATAGATCTTGTTTGGAAAAACCAACATAACCTAATACTTGTTCGTGAATACGATTTTGTACAGCCCAAGAATGGAAGTCATCAAAATCGCAACGAAGTTCTAAATGCAAGAAACGATTAGCCAATGGAGCAGGCATGCGATAAGTAACACCTTTATCAGTTTCACGGTTACCTGCGGCAACAATACTAACACCTTTTGGCAGCTGATAAGTACCAACACGACGGTTAAGAATAAGTTGATATGCTGCTGCCTGTGTAGCAGGTGCCGCTGAGTTTAGCTCATCAAGGAACAAGATAGAAGTATCTTCTGGATCGCTAGGAAACTCTAGCGGAGGTGCCCATGCCATAGTACCGAGTTGACTATTATAAAATGGAATACCTTTAATATCTGTAGGTTCCCAAAGACTTAAACGAACGTCAATAACGTTTCGATCTTGCTCTGCACCAAGTTGTTTAACGATATCGGATTTACCAATTCCAGGAGGGCCCCACATGAATACAGGACGTTGCTTTTTCAAGCATTTACGGATTGCTGCTTTGGCTTCGTTGGGACTAACAGTACGATTTGCGGAAAGTTTTTCTGACATAGTGTTTCTTTCTAAAAAACAGTTGAAGTAAGTTGTTTACAGCATATAGTATAACAAAGATCTTCAGGTATGTCAAGTGATTTTTTCTGTAAATCTTTCTTTAGCTCTTTGAAATTTGGCAATGTTTCCGGAAAACAATACCAGTTGTACAGCAGTTTTTTCTCCAAATACAAATATTTGTTTAGAAGTTAAGTAAAACGGACACTCTAGATTTTGATCTATCCAAATCGCTAATTTATTTGTAAAAAAAATGGGTTCATCAAATTTAACTTCGTAGTATTTTATATCTGCTTGTTTTAAACATTCGAAACCTTGCTCAGTTAATCTAAGCCCGCCCTTACTCTTAGTTCGGATATTGTGCCACCAAATAGGTATAGTTTGTTTAATTCTTTTTTCGTCAAACTCATGCCCGCAAGCTTCTAATACTATTTTGGTTATTTTATGTTTCTGTGATATCATTGACTTTTTCACCGGCAGTTAATTTATAAACGGAAAAGTATGTGGTATTAAAAAGTTTGTTTAATTTTTCAGATAAATTAAAGGCGTGACCACTATTAGAAAAACTTACTTTTTTATATTTTGGATTCAATTGATGTGCAACAATACTAGTAGTTTTTAAATTGATAGGTTTATCTTGATAATATACTGCCCAGATAGCGTCAGACTCTAATACTTGCTCGGTTTTATAAGTTTTTTTATTAGTGAATTCTAATAAAATATTAGGTTTCGGTCTTGACATATACGTATCTCCAAAAGTACGTATATATTTAGCCAGAATTTTTAGAAATTACCACCATCCATTTTAATTTCAATCTTATCCGGAACTTTAGTTTCCACAATAGCTGACAATGTTTGATCTAATTTACCAGTTAGTCGTGTCATTGCCATGCTAATACTATCATATAAATCGTTGTATTCTTTAGCAGTTAATGCTAATGTTTTTTGTCCACTTTTTTTGGCAATTCTTGCTTTATCTAAAAAGTCTTCTATAGGAAATACGTTAATTGGTTTCATGCTTTGTTTACACTAGCTAAGGCTGCCTTCATTGCTGCTTCTGTTTTAAAAGGTCCTCGATAAGGATTTCTATCTATAGTTATTAGCTTAGGACAAAAACTTTTAACCCACCCTTTTCGGAATTGAATTATATAATAGCCTGCACAGTATTGACTTTTGCTTTTTGAACTTTTAGCAAATAATGGTAATTTTTTCTTTACATCATACACAGACCCATGTGGTTTCGAACTGCAAGGATAGTCATATATAAAATGTGTAAGTGGTTCTATTTCAAATTTATGTTTAGACACTACATCTAATTTGTCAACTATGTCTTTATAATTTTTAATATTGATAGCTTGACCTTTACGTAAAAACGTATAACCTTTTTTATTTTTAGCAATAGATCCTATCTTTTTGCCCGAATCCTCAAGGATCCATTCTTTATTTGGTATTAATACTTTTGATATAATGTTCATTGGAATAACCTTATACTTTTTTATTTTATAGGAACAAGTTTTTTATACGGGCAAAGATATACTATATCTTGCATTGAGTGGTTCTGCATAACTTTGTACCTGTTCACTGATTTTAATTAAATCATACTCTGCACACAATTTTAATAACCTAATGCCTACTTGAGAAATATTCTTTTCTGCCTTTGTAGCAGTTTCTATTGTTTCTTTAATTACCAATTTAACATCATCTGGTTGTGCCGTTAAATCACAAAGTACTACATTGCGGTTATAATCATCTAATACACGATGTTCAATACTCTCGTGGTCAGTCCACCGCTGCAACATGAGATTGTTCCAAGACCAGCCTTTGGATTCTCTATCAGCAAACGCATCACGGAGACCAACTTTATTCTTTGTCCCTTTCTCACGTACTCCCGGATAAGCACTAAAGATATTGTCAGAAGTATCGCCACGCATACACTTCTCAAAAAGTAACCATGCAGGATCTGGAGGACCCTTTGGCAAATTAGTTTTTTTATCAATTACATATTTGCCCTTCTCATCAAAGTATCCTTTGTCTGTAGTGGTAATTTGCATTACACCGTTATATTGTTTGACATTGGGTGCAATGAGTTGTGCAAAATCTCCATCTGTCGAAATGATAACATGGTTATCTAACGGATGAGTTTGTATCCAACCTGCAATCAAATCATCTGCTTCTAGTTGCGGATGCTGTAATACAGTACAGTTAGTTTTGTTAGTAATATACTCTTTAAACTGATCAAATGTTTCCCAAAATACACGATCTTCTTCTGCTTCCTTAGGACTTTGAGCAGCCCGGGCTTCTGTGCGTTGACGCTTGTAAGGAGCATACACATCCTTTCGCCAACTGCGACCTTCTAAAAAGAAAATAACATGATCGCCTTTAAAGTCTTTCCATGCTTTACGAACGCTACCTAGTACAGTGGCAAGACTCATACCAATCTTGTCATTAAGATCACCACGAGTAGCATGTCGGGCTCTAAAGAAAGTATTAGCTGTATCTACAAGAATATATGTTTGCGTCATTAAGAATTCTCTTTTCTTCCATTACCTAAATTATTTACATCAATAAAACCGGCAGTTCTTTGATTCATATTAACACCTGAATCGTTTCCAACATTTCTACAAAGTTCTCCAAACCAAGCATCTACTACTGCTTCTTCGGAATCACCTTTATATCCATTTGCTCTTAATTGTAACACAAAGTATTCATTCCAATCAAGTTCAAAAAATCCATTACGTATATTATCTTTGTTAACATGAGTATCTAATACAGTAACCCATGGTTCTTTATTTGCAGTAGCAATTTCTTTTGGAGAAAGTTTTACTGGCTCTTCTTTTTTAATCAATTCTATATCTTTAATGCCAAATAGTTTTTTAATAAATTGTTTCATAGTATTCTTTTTAATTGGTATAACAGCTTGATCTAAGATACCCATTAAGTACCCCACTCATTTTTAAATAGTGGAACTTGTAGTCGGTCACTGTACCTTAGTCCATGTTTCATTGCTAACAATGCTACATTACGATTGTTCATTGCATACACACTTTCAACACCGCCGACTGGCATTAGGTACACATGACCTGTAAATCCTGCATTACGATATTCGGCAATGGCACGTTCTGCATCAGTAAAGTCTTCTTCTGTGGCAATAACAAACTTCAAATATGCTGTACCATATTCTTCATACTCAAATACACGTTCAGGTTTGATAGCATCCTCCCACGGCTCTCCGCTGCATGGCAGTTTGGCACTTACACTAAATGTAACGTCTCTCCAGAAGTCAATATCATCAGAATGATATTTCCAGGTGTGCAAATATTGTTTAAATTCTGTTGTTAACTTCATTGTGCCATTTGTCTCAAAGGTAATCTCTTTAAGACCTTTCATCTTAGGATGCTTCAACAAGTCTGGATATTGCTTTTGCCAGCCTAACAATGGCTCGCCACCTGTAATAACTAAATGTTCATCACGCCATTCACCATGGGGAAGTATTTCCATAATGCGTTCTACAATTGCATCAGTAGTAAGTAATGGACTTAGATCTTTAAAGCGTGGATCCCAACTGGCATAACTATCACACCCTGTGCTAACTAGTGGTAGTTGTTTGTAATCGTTATACAAATGAACCACTTGTGCAATATCTTCAACTTCTGTACTCAGTTCGCCGCGTGGCATACCGAAGCCCCTACAAGAAAAATTGCAGCCAAAAGTTCTAAGGAACACGCTAGGTACTCCCATATATCTACCCTCGCCCTGTATAGAGTAGAAAAGTTCCGCTATCTTAATCTTTGACATTTATAATTCCTAGAATATATTAAATACATTATATATGTTTATTTAGATTTGTCAACAGAAAAGGTAAAAAAATGAGAACACAAATTAATTGGATGCTTAATAATTATTGTACATCAGAATGTACTTATTGTCCAACTAAATTGCGGGGAGGAGAATCCCCAAAAGGTATACTCGAATATATCGAAGTCACTCAACAATTAATTGATCATTATAATTCATTGGGAAGAAAAATTGATTGGATATTTAATGGAGGAGAGCCATTAGATATGTTTGATTTTCCTATGATACTTAAATTATGTAAAGAGAATGGTGGTACTATAGATCTTACTACCAATGGCGGAAAACTTTGGTTAGATTGGTGGGCAATAGCACCACACATTGATTCTTTACATTTAAGTTATCACTATTGGCAAAATCCAAATCTTATAAAATTTATTATACAAGCATTTCAAAAATCTGATAAACATATCGATATTGGTGTTCCGATACGTCCTGATTATTTTGATCAAGATATGCAACGTGCATTAGAAATTGAAACTGAATTTAATATAGTTGTTTCAAAAAATGTATTATATAATGAAGCAGAGCATGTAGGAGGCATGTTTAATTATACTGAAAAACAATTACGTATTATGCGCGGCGAAATAATAGTTGAAGAACCAATAATTGAAGAGCCAATTATTGAATTTAAAAAACCTGTTTTTAAAGAAAAAAGAATTAAGATTACCCCTATATATGTTCCAAACAAATTAGTTGAAGAACAACAATATTTTAAAAATACTACTTTTCAAGAAAGATATGAAAATAAAATAGCAGAAAATCCAGTCTATACTGGTATGTTATGCAATGTGGGAATTGAAAAATTAACTATATCACATTTAGGATGGGTTTCAGGCAGTTCGTGTAATGATAAACCATTGGGCAATATATGGAGCAATAATGGAATACCGGTGTCTGATGCCGAAATAGAACAAAAGATTCTTAATAAATTAAGATTACCAACAACACCTCATGTATGCGGGATGAGAGCGTGTATGGATACATCGGATCAACTAATAACTAAATTTCCTCAAACCGGTTCGTAAATATTCGACCATTGTTTAAGTTTTTCAATCTTGGCCTTTTTTGCAATTTCGAGGTTGCTCCATGATACAACACCTAGTTCCATCATGATATCAATCATTGCCAGCACGTCACCTAATTCTTCTTCAAGATGTTCTCGATTAGTTTTAGGCTTACCTGGTTTTACATTATCGGCACCAAACCGATTAATTTTACTAACCGCCTGAATTACTTCAGCACATTCTTCTTGCAATATGTCCATGACCTCTTTTTCTTTTGCTTTCATTTGTTTTTACTCCTTCTGACAAATATTGATCGTTATGCATCCATTTGTTGTTTACAAGAAATCCCCATTCTCGTGTTTGCGGACCGGGCATAAA